GCTCATGCACCTACCTGTACTTTGTGTATATCTAAGGATTTACCCTAGACAGGGACTCGGTCGCGCCATTAGGACGTACCCGGTAATCAGCCGGATACGAACCTCTCGGTTAGGTGTATCACCCCAAAGCAATCCGCATCTCGCCGCTCTAGCGGAGGTTTCAGATCTAACCAGAAAGAATCTTTCGGATTCGTTTCCACTCTCTCACCCGTGCAGGTAAAGTATTCACGACTTGACGTCGTTTTGCTTTTAGCTGTCCAGGGAGGAGGGCATACAAGTCCTCCAGATCTTCTAGTTGCTTATAGATTTGGCCTAGTCCAGACCAATCCATCGCTTTAAGGTGGTGCAGCTCGACTATCGCTAACTGTATGTCAGCAATTCTCTCTTTCATGGGATCCAGCACAAGTGCTCGGATCTCCGTCCGCCACCACTTCAATGCCTCTTCGTACCCGAACTTTCCTTCTCCCACAGGCTCGTAAGCTTTTAGAGCTTTCTTTGCCCGTGTGATTAGGGTGTTCAGGTCGTATTTGGCAAGACGTGATTTCAGGCTTTGACTCCAAGCAGCAAATACTGCTTCCTCCACTTCCATAACCTCACCCTTTCGGGTTTGGCACATCCATGAAGGATAATCAGCCACTCCGTAGAGGTTACCGGGTACAGAGAGCATTAGCCATAAGGCTCGGGCTCGCGACGACATCTTGTCAAGCGGTTTCCCACTTAGACTACTTGCCGCCTTGAACCCTAACCCTACAAATACACCCACAGAAAACAGAGAAACCGAAATTCCTCTAGCGGCCAAGATGGCCACTATCTCCGGGACGCTACTCAACGCGAGCCAACCTGGCGCTAATCCTGACAAAGGCAAGGGCGTTATGTCCTTACCTTTCCAGAAAAAACGTTTGGCAAACTCGAATGTTAAGTCTCGCCCGACTATAGATTTGCTAGAGTTGATTCCAACTCCAATATTCTCCATAAATGACTTGTACTCGCGGGCAACCTTGTTATGACCAATAACAATGTCGTCCCCGAGTATAGCATATAAGTCGAACCACCCCGTCATCCCCGCTTTTCGCGCACACACTTGTATGATACAGTGATGTGTGATAGCTAACATCGCCCACGACGAATACGCACCCATTGGTTGGCCTACGGCATATTTGATGTAACCGGCACCGCGCTCTCCTGAACCCCGAGTGGAGTTCACAAGAGTCGCTGGTAACCGGAACCACCTAGATGTCATAAACCACCTCCAGATGCGTCCCAATCGCAGGCTAGTTAAACTGCTAAGCAAACGCTCTTGCAGCTCAACCGGCAGTCTATCTGTCGCAGCGCTCAAGTCATAAGACCAAACGCGAGATAGTTTCCTTTCCCGCATTTCTTCAAC